GGACGTTTTCGATTAATCTTTCTTATAAAACTGACATTCATAGCCATCAGCACGAAGAAGAAGTCCTTCTGCCCAGGGCGGTGTTCTTCCCATCTGCTCACATACGGCATCAAGGGACATATCCTTTCTGCACTCAATGATGACCTCGTCATGCACATGAGCAACGATTCGGCAGCACCTTAATGTCTGCATGGCATACATCAGAACATCTCTTGCGATAGCCTGCGTGATATTCTCACAGAACTTGGGACCGTAACTTTCGAGCCTTTCCCACTTCTTTGTTCCACCTACACCTTCATAGGTAACGGACTCACCACCGAACTGATTCACACCCATCTTAGGCTTTACATACGCAAGCTTTCTGCCGGATGGAAGAACAATAAAAAGGAATCCACTCTCATAGTCAAAACGGATACCGTGGGTCTGTGTTGTGATTCTTTTCTTGACGGTTTCCTTTACACAGTTATCAATATCCCACCAAAGCATTGTGATCGCAGGATTAGAATTTCGCCAAGCATACACAAGTGGCTGCAACTCTTCTTCGGTAAGACCCATTTCAATAGCACCCATAGCTTTCAATGCACCGACCGAACCGCCATAGCCAAGTGCCAATTCAGCAATCTTACCTTTCTGTCTCAAGTGACCATTGATACCATGCTTTTCAACAGGCACACCAAACATCTGTGACGCACTGCTGCAATAGATGTCCTTTCCTTCTTCAAATACCTTGATTCTCCATCTTTCGCCAGCAAGCCATGCTAGGACTCTCGCTTCAATTGCAGAAAAGTCTGCAACGATGAATTTGTTATCTCCCTGTGGTACAAAGGCGGTACGGATAAGCTGTGACAAGGTATCCGGGATATCATCATATAAAAGTTCAAGTGCATCAAAGTTGCCAGTTCTTACAAGGCCTCTTGCTTCTGCAAGATCTGGCATATGGTTCTGTGGGAGGTTTTGAAGCTGCACCAGTCTTCCGGCAAACCTGCCTGTTCTGTTGGCACCGTAAAACTGAAACATTCCTCTTGCTCTGTTATCCTCGCACACGGCATTTTCCATAGCCGTATATTTCTTCACACTGCTCTTGGCAAGCTGCTGACGAAGGGATAACACATCCACAAGATGTTCAGGAGCATCTTTCATCATCTCTGCCACTACCTTCTTACCAAGGCTGTCTGTTTCAAGTCCGTTCTCTGAAAGCCAGTTCTTCATCTGCTGTACAGAGTTCGGATTCTCAAGACTGGTAAGTTCCTGCATCTGCTTTGTAAGTGCAGCTTTGCTTTTCTCATCAAAGGCTATTGCATTCTCCACAAAAGTCATATCCACACCGATTCCTCGGTCATTGATTTCCTGGTCTAAGTGATACTCATCCCAGATAGTCTCGCTGACAGGGAATCTCGAAAGTTTCTGCTGGATACCCATTTCCGTTTCAACATCTCGAAGGTTGTATGCCTTGAACTGTGACCACTTCTCCAAATCATGGTATGGCATATTTCTTATTCTGCCTCCATTGACCTTTGTAGGAGAACATGGAACACAGAAGTATTTGATGAGATTCTTGCCCTCCGACAGTTTCTGCTTTTCAAGACCAAGAACGGCTCCTACTCCTTCCAGAGATAATGGCAGCCCGAGAGTTGCAGCCCATACCATCGTGCAATGCCATGACACAGGATCAAGACAATATCCCCCAGGAGATACACCATTATCACGAAGATACCTGGACAGACAGACTCTTTCAAACTGTGCATTGAAAGCCCACTTGATAACTTCATCATCTGTAAGAGCATCAATAATATCGTCTGGTATCTTTTCTCCCATTGCCAGGTCTACAACCTTAACATCACCACCATCAACGGAGTATCCGAAAAGCAAGATCTCAAAGTCATCACTTTCTGCATAGCGGTAGACCCCGGACTTTTGCAGACTCACACTTGAAAAGGTCTCGATATCTATACTGATTGATTTCACATTCTCACTTCCTTCCAAAGTAAAACAGACGGCAGAGCATATTCCTCCACCGCCTGCATACTTTTATTCTTCAGTTGTTTCTTCAGCAGATTTCTTCTTTGCTTTATGTTTTTTGATAGAATCCTTGATAAGCCAGATACCATTCATGATGGTACTTACAATGCCGTAGATACCAGCACCCATAAAGATGTAGAAGATGATAATCACATCAATCTGCTTTGCTAATTCATATAATTCGTTCATATCGTTTACCTCGTATATTCGTAATAGTTGCAGACGGTGGTGTTTCACACCGCCTGCAGGAAGTTAAAGGGTCAGTTCAGATTAAGATAAGAAATCGTCATCTTCCTCTGTGCTGAAGTCATCAGTTGCAGAGCTGCGACCACCAAGGGACTCTCCGTCTCTGATCTTCTGAATGTTTCCAAGACCACAGGCAATACCCTTATTACCGTTGGAGTTGAACGCATAGAAGTTAAGAGATACTCTTGCATAGCAACCGCTGTACACCTCATCACGGTCAAGGATAGGCTTTACTGCCTTATCAACAATCTGTGGTGCTGTCTTACTGTTGGCATTGATGAACCAATGTCCGGCATAAGCCTCGTCCTCACGCTCTGTGTCACCATCACGAAGAGGAAGCTTGATTGCTGCCTTGTTAGGCTTCTTGCCACCGAACTTTGCGATGCCTTCCTCAATAGCTGCATCAATTGCATCATTGATAGCCTTTACTGTTTCCTTATCGTCCTTTGGAATAAGAACAGATACGCTGTATCTTTCAGGACCTCCATTGATAGATGTAGGTTCCCATCCGTGGAAATAAGAAAGTCTTGTGTTCTTGCCTGTGATAACTTTTGTTTTACTTACATTCGCCATAATCGTTAATCCTCCATTTTAAATTCGTTTTTAGCGTCTGATATATTCATTGCCTCTCTCTTATCCGAGTTTGGTACAAGAGTCGGCTTTCCGGGTGGTTTGTAGATAAGGTCACCCAGTACCTTTTCAAATGTTGCTTTACCCATCAGTTTCTGCATCTCTGTAAGAGTGATAAGGCTCTGACGGTAAATATCCTTATAACCTGCTTCCTTGGCTGCTTTGGCAACTGCATCTTCATCCATGTACTTACGGACAGAGCGTCCTTCAACAACCTTGAATCCGTTCCACTGCTTGCCGTGGCTCACAGCAGATTCGGTAGCATAAGCCATAATCTCATTTGCCCACTTTGTAAGATCAGGAATGACCGATAACATTTCTTTGATTTCCTCATCTGTAAGAAGTGGCGGAAGTTTGAATTCTTCCTGTGCAAGTTTCAGCTTTTCTTCTGCTCTTGCTCTGCATCTGACTGCTGCCCTGCAGAATGTACACCACTCGCCGGGACAGTATTCGCCTTCGCCATTCATGGCCATTTCAGCCTTTGGCTTTAATACTTCTTCTGCCCAGGTCTTCAGTTCATCAACCGGGATTGTCCAGGTACTCACATTCTCCCTGCGTGGCTGGAAGATGGACATCGATACTTCCTTGATGTCATATAAGCTGTCATAGATTGCAAGGGCACCGAGTGCATAACATTTCATCTGTGGATTGTCTGTTGCGTCTACCAGAACTCCCATGCCGTACTTGAAATCAATTATGTGAAGCTTATCGTCCGAAACAATCACACAGTCTGCTGTGCCATAACCATCCGGGACATATTCAGAGAAGTCTACGTGTTGCTCTATCAGCACCAATGGGTCCTTGCAGTTCTGCTTTGCAATGTCAAGCTGTTCTAAGACAAAGTCCACATATGCATCTGTGTGTTCCTGCATTTCATCACTGTCATAGGATGAAACAGGTCTTTTACTTCTTCTGCGGAGAGCCTTCTTAAGCTTGTGTTCACATTGTGCGTGAGCAGCTGTTCCTTCTTCTGCTGCCTGGCTTGTCTTGTTTTCAAACTCTGATTCAAGACTTGCACTTGGTGTACAGTTAAGCCATCTGTGAGAACTTGAAGGAGAAAGGAATGCGTGTTTACTCATTTCCAAGCACCTCCGCCTCTTTGATGATTGCTTCATAGTTACTAGGGTCGATGTCGGATAACTTGCTGCCTCCGAACTTTGCAATCAGACCCTTAACTTCTGATGTGAGTCCGTTCTGGCTCTTCTCTGCAAGAACTCCTCTTACATCTTCAAGTGTGTAAACCTTGGCTTTTTCCTTCTTAGGCTTTGCTGTCTTTTCAGGAATCTGTGCTACAGGCTGTGCTTCGATTACTTCCACAGATTTCATATCTGTAAGAACATCAGCTACTACCTGAAGACTGTCTGCCAGGTTACGAACACAAGTGATGACACCAACAACAGCGTCAAGTAATTCTGTTACTTTGTTCATGGTCTACCTCCTTTCGTTGTTCTTGTGATGGCCAGTTCCTCGATTGCATCACCAGGAACAAGAATCACGATCTTCTGCTTTCTGCCAAAGAGCATACGCAGGAATCGTTCTCTCAAGCTGATGCTTTTACAAGAAACCATGCCGTTTCGTTGTGGCTTGTCTGAAACACTAATGTGAAGATTATGTTTCATCGCTGCACCTCCGTTTCCGAGAGATTTGTTTCTCTCTAACTTTTAGCCTTGGGAAGATGCTCTAAAGGACGTTTTTTGAAAAACTTTTTTATTTTCTTTTTCATCACTGTTTTG